AGGAGCTGGAGTTCACGCTGCTCCAGGATATCGTGACGGTTGCACGCATCTATTACGACCCGCGAGACAACGAGACGCTTATTACGGAAGATACGGATTGGCTCTCCTACATGGCGGCATATGAGACGATGTCGGCAACAACGGGAGCGCAAGTAGGTGTGACACAGGATCCTCTCAGCTCTACGCCGGTAACAGAGGAGACGATGCCAACGGATAACGAGCACAAGTCGCCGTGGATTCTACGGTTTGAGCTGGACCGCGAGCAGATGTTCAACAAGAACATTACCATGGATGATATTGCGCTCATCTTGAAGACAAAGTTCAGCGATGATATCACCAGCATCTACACGGATTACAACGCAACTCGTCTTATCTTCCGTATTCGTCTCACTACAACGACAAATGCGATTGATGATCTCAATACACTTAAGGCGCTCCAGAACAAGGTTCTCTCATGCACGGCAATTCGTGGTATTCCTGGTCTCCGCTCGGTGAATTACCAGAAGGTGGAGGATACGGTGGAGCTCCGCGACGGCAAGTATGTGCCAGTAGAGCAGTATGTACTCATTAGCGATGGTTCGAATTTCCTGGATGTTCTCACGCATCCTGATGTGGACCCAAAGCGCATCATTTCCAGCAATGTCCATGATATGTTCGCCAACTTAGGTATTGAGGCGACGCGTGCAACTCTGTACAAGGAGATTACAACGCTGTTTGCTGAATCCGGTTCCTCGGTCAACTACCGTCATGTCTGTATTCTGCTGGACAAGATGTGCCACAAGGGACGCACAATGAGCATTGATCGTTATGGTATTAATAAGAACGATATTGGACCGCTAGCGAAGATGTCATTTGAGCAGACGGAAGATATTGCTCTCCGTGCTGCAATCTTTGGTGAGCGGGATCCCGTGTTGGGCGTGAGCTCTAAGGTGATGTTAGGTGCGCCAATTAAGGCGGGTACTGCGTTCTCGGAAATTCTATACGATGAGGAATCTGCTATTAAGTTTGCAGAGGATACTCCCGAGCAACATGCTGTAGATTACAATAGTCTCCAGCCGTTCACAACGGACGAGATGAACGATGCGCTCTACGGCGCGGATGACAACGGTGAATGCTCCACGACAAATCTCCGTATTCCAATCTCCCTACCTACAACCCATCAGCACGCAGCGGTATCAATGGAAACGGTCAACGAAGAGGAAGAGGAGGGCGATGACATTGAAATTTACGAATAATTCGTTACCCCAGTAGATGGAGGTGGGCTATAAGGTGTTTCCGCGAGGAAAGCGTTACGCTTATATTATGATGAATGGCAAACCCGTCTTTTTGCGTAATATTGTATTTATTCACAATACTGCAAATCCGCAGCAGGTCGTAATTGTCCATGAGTGGGGCATGCCAAGCAGTCGATGGGAGCCGCCAAAAGGTCAATTTGAATGGGATGAACTGGGCGCACAGCGCAAAGGCGTAAAAATGACATATAAGCAAATCCTGACGGCGATGCGACAAGGCGTACTCCGCGAGACAAAAGAGGAGGCGAAGATTATGCCGAGTGAGCTCATACATCTTACCCCGCTGGATACCGCGTATGCTGAGAACTGGACGGAATCCGGCATACCAAATGCTATGTTTATGTACCAATTTTGGCACGCCTCAATCAACCCACAGACTATGTTAGAAGCCCAGAAACGCACAAAAGAGCTTGTGGACAATAAGGATTGGCGTCATTTGCTGCCACCGGATATTTTGGAGAAAGATGATATACGCTGGTGGTCACCAAAAGAGCCAAATGCTTATAAATTCATTCGTGGCGGTTTTTCACAAAAAATGACGGCGCTTTATTTTGATATGTTTAATAAATCACGGAAGTAATAATATGGAATACAAGGTGTTAGAGGTATGGGGTTCTGGTGGACCTTCAACCATCCCGCTAAGACCAAATACGGATTTGCAGCCACCGAAGACAGCCTATGTATGTCCGTTGGAGAATAGGTCTCTTCAGCAGGCAAAGAATGAGATTAACCTCTTTTATCAAGAGGGTAAGTGGGACGATTATAAGAAGGTGACAAATCCCTATGAATATATATTCCTATCGTGGAATCGTAGATCGTCCCGATCCGTGGCAACCCGGCAGCCGCTCTCTCGTTCCTACTTTAAGATGATTGAGATGTGGAAGCGGCTCGATTTGACGAATGAACTGGCGCCGTTAGTGAAGCGTACTGTCGGCATCGGGTTGAGGACGGCGCATGCTGCCGAGGGACCAGGCGGATTCATTGAAGCGTGCCTTACGATGGCAACGAAGAATATGTGTAAGTTTGATGATTGGGGATATGTTGGTACCAATGCGATTACACTACGCTCCGAGGCAAAGAATGTACCTGGATGGCGTAAGGCGGCGAAGTTTCTGGCATATTGGCCGCAGATAACAATTCAAGACGGCGAAGATGGTACCGGCAATATTCTTAAGAAAGTAAACCAGGATCATTTTGTAAAGTGGACAATTCTGCGAAATCCAAATGGTGTTCATCTGTACACAGCGGATGGTGGATTTGACTTTAGCGGCGACTACAATGCGCAGGAGGATTCTATCTTTCCACTTCTACTTGCGGAGTCAATTATTGGTCTTAAAGTGTTGGGTAAGGGTGGATGTATGATTATTAAGTGCTTTGATACAACGGAGCAGCCTACTCTGGATCTGCTTTGGCTTCTTAGCCGCGCTTTCCGTACATGGGGAATTACCAAGCCGCACACATCTCGTTCTGGGAATGCGGAGCGGTACTTTGTTGGAAAAGGGTATCTGGGACCTTCATCCGATATTATTTCTCTACTGGATGCGTATCAGGCAAAACATAAGTTTCTCTTTCCTATTCTTGCTCAACCGGTTGTATGTGAATCATGGAAACCGACAATGGATCTCATTCGACAGCTTCAAACGGAGATTGAACGGATGGAGATTGTTGTCATTCAACAGACGCTCAATCTTATCAAAATTACGGATCCAAATGTGATTAAGAATCTTGTACGCGAGAATGTTATTCGTTCTGTTGAATGGTGTAAAAATCATGATGAGGAGATTACACCATCTTGGATTAATGATTTAGAGACAAATGTTGAGAAAGAGACACACGATTTGCTAAATATTCTCAATCCGCCGCAGCACAATATACCGTATTCCTATACAAATTGGAATAATCGTAGTACGATATCAAATACCCTGGTATTTGACAGCTTTCGTACAGGTGATACAGTAGCAGTACCGTTACCTGCAGTGAATCCATTCATGCGACTGAAGAGTAATAAGACATATCAGTCAAGATCATCTGCATTTGGTAGTGGAATGTCCTCCCTGTTATGATCGCCATATCTCGGTACTTTACGCACATCACATACGCCATCATTACAATACACACATTCACCTCGGCAATATGAACGGATTTCTTTGAATATTTCAAAAAATCCGTACAAAACAAATAAGGCGACGGTACGAACAATCATGCCTATTGTATACTTTATTTTTTCCCTTCGCCACCCTTAAGCTGTGGCTTTACAATACGATCAACGAGTATTGTTCCAACATTAACGGATGCGTTGTGTTGCGATATAGTACCTTGTTCTATTTTATCTAGTTGATCTACCATCATGGCAAGTATATCCCGACGATAGTCCTTTTTCAGGAGCATTGCAAAAATGCTAGGAAACTCCTTCTGGTAATCGGCAAACTGTGATGCGATTTGGGAGGGCGTCATTGTTTTCATGGCATCCTCGACATCAAGAATCATTGTGCGTACACGCTCGGATTTAGTGGACATCTATCTTCTATTGCCCCCTTTCTTTTTACAGATAAATACCGCTGCCTATAATAAGATGGCACTCGCATTTAGCAGCCGTAAACATAAGAATCGCAGTCGTCGCCGCAACAGACAGCGTGGCGGAGATAGTGCATCTGGTATGGTTGGCGTTGATAAGACCACAGGTGCGGTATTACCGGGTCAGCAGAGTTCTCTGACGGGTATCTTACCAACAACAACATGGGGTTCGTGGGCAAATTATCCGGGCGCCTTAGCATGGTCAGCGACAACACAGGCGCCACCGCCACTGGCGAACGGTGGATTATATACGGGTCCTCAGTCAACGGGTGAATGGGCATCAAAGCCGTTCCCCGCGACTCAGTATGGTGAGATGGTGGAGGCTACGAAGACAGCAGGGAACCCCGAGGTTTTCTTCCAGCAGCGACCAAATGATAATATGGGTGCGAGCTTCTCGCCCTATGTAGCGGTACCACTCAGTGATAAGCACTACAGTGCGGAACAGCCGGCGCAACTGGGTGGACGCCGTCGGCACCGTCGCACTCGCCGTCACCGTCGTAACAGGAAACTAAGTCGTAGACATAAGTAAGGATGGCAACGGCTGCAAACGCTGATTTAACATATCATGTAGATCCGCGACTGCCTGTAGGAGATAATCTCAAACAATCGGATCCTAACCATCCAGGAAATATCATAAAAAAACTACTAGAAACTGGAAATCAGGCGAAAACCGACTCATACTACGATAATCAGGCAAAGCGGCTTCCTAAGGGTGTAACGGAAGCGTTTGTGAATGCGCTGCCAGAGTGGACAAACCCGACACAAACACAGCAGATTTATTTAATCGCCGCAATTCTTGGCGTTATCTTATCACTTGTGTTTGTAACACGAGAAAATCCATTATTTGTAAAAATAGCGTTGGTTCTTGTTTTAGTGTTGTGTACACATTATTTGGTCGCAAGATTGGAGAAATGTACAGTATAAAGTTTTCCACCTGCGGATACACGGAAACGCATATCCTCAAGGTGAGTTTTTTTCAAGTACTCCTTATTATTAATATGAAGTACCGGCGGCACATCCTCAACATTGAAATTGAATGTAATATTGAATGAGGCAAAATACGCCTTGATACGCGCGAGATCCTCATTAGAAATCAGCGCAATCGTGATAGGTGGTGGGTACCAGGTCTTGAGAATTTCGGTCATCGTAATCAAAAGAACTTCAAACAGTGCCTGAATATCGCCATCGGTGTCCACTTCAAACTGAACACTATTGGGCGGACCTGGCGGTTTCTTTAGCAACTCTGCTACAAACTCTACGATTTCTTCGTTACCGTTGGACATTTATACTATCCATAAACACCGTTTATTTAGACTGACGATATCGCAGGTCGTAAAAATGTATCACACGCGACCACAAGTATCATGACAACAGAAATAGCGGTACCGACGGCGAGCGTTGCTGCCTGGCGGGTGTCACGGTTTGCTGCAATATTTGCCAGCCCTAAAAACGGATCTACAATAGTTTCAGTGTTACCGGTGAGTTTTTGCTCAGCCCGTGTAATTACACAGCCAAAGAGCCATTGTGTTGCCATAACAACCAGTGCTACTGCTAGAATAACAAGGCGACCTGGATGGTGGGGTGGCAAGATAAAAAACAGGGCAATCACCATGCCGATAATCATAGGATGAAGCGCCATGAGGGCTTGTCCATGTGCAATATCTCCACCGGGCAACCAAAAGAATACAACACGCGTTAGAGCAATAATAACTGCGACTAAACTATCACGAATTTGTCGCAAAATTTGTTTCGCCTTGGTCCCTTCAGCATTCATTCTCCCTTAACTAAAATCCTGATTATAATATAAGGACTATGCCGAATAAAAAGCATATGTCATGGACCATCATTGTCCTCATTGTGATTCACACTGCATGCGTAGCATACTTCTTATATAATTATTTTAGAACACCACCTTTGCCACCAACATTGGTTATCAATTTGGATAAGCGCAAGGATAGATGGGATGAAGTACAGCAGGAGTTCAAGAGTTGGACACCACGAGTGGAACGGGTATCGGCTATACAGTATTCACCCGGCTGGAAGGGGTGTACATTATCGCATAGAAAAGTGATAGAAATTGCGAAAGAGCGCCACTATCCGTGGGTTCTCATTATTGAGGACGACTGTATGTTGACCGAAAACGCCCAAGAACGATTCAAGGCTCTCTTACCGTATCTTTGGAAGCATCAGGAGCACTGGGATGTTTTCCTGGGTGGTGCAACATCAATAACATCGGTTGATCAGCCGAAACTTGTAGCAAAGAATCCGTTATTATTCAAGGTTAAGGGATTCACTACAGCATTTTGTTTGATACACAGGAAAGCCTATAATAGAATTCTACACCATATGCCGAGTGATCCTGAAAAGATGACCGAGGCAGTTGATACATGGTATAGAAATAATCTGCGTTTATGGGTGACACTACCATTTATTGCCATACAACGCCCTTCCAAGAGCGATATTGAAAATAAAAATGAAGATTACACCCATATGTTTAAGGATGCAGAGACTGTGCTGTATGATGTGCTTAAGAAAGATAACGAGAAACACCCGTTTTTCCATTTGTAATCCAGGTAACATATCATAGGATGATATCATACCTGTGCCTCCTCGCGGAATCGAACCGCGGACCTTCTGCTTACAAGGCAGACGCAATACCACTATGCTAAAAAGGCTTCAAGAAGATACACGAGGTATCCTTTTAAACCATCGCCTCAGTCCATGAAGAGTAAGTTAGAAATGCCATTCTCGAACCGCATCCAATTGGTGCCGACGACAAAAAGCACAACGGACCATTCGGTATTTGATGCGCCGCCAGGGGGTGCTACTGTTAAACTGAGTTTCATATCTACACGATCAGGATTGAGTGTTCCGCTGGGCGCAAATTCAATAGGCTTTTCGGCAAAATTATAGGCGTAAATGAAATTACCGTAGGCGCGAACACCGCCAGGTACGACAAGATTGCCGGTTGCGCGCCACCACCGTTCTGGTTGGTCCACCCATACTGCTGTGCCGACCATAAGTGTCGCATGCTGAAGCAGGGGTTTTTCAGGATTCCATACAGGATCATATTCAGTGTCCAGCACAGCAGAGTAGTTATTCCAGTCATTGAATTGTTGGACAGCGGCATTGCGACGTAAAAAGAAAATCAACTGCCGAATCGGTCCGTTCGCCGTTGTAATCGGTAATTGAATTTTAATGGTTTCGCCGTACGGTGTATTGGTTACATATTTGATAGGCTCAGCAAACTGCGTTTCTACGACCTGTTCCATCATCAATTCATGGGTTGTATGCATATAGGCTTCGCGAAGATCGCCGTCAATTTGGGAGATTCCACAGACCAGGTCAGCGGTTTCAAATCCTGGCATCGCATAACGGATAAATAGATCCTCAAACTTACGGAACGGATAGGTATAGTCGCGGACAGTAAGCGTAGTTCCTAAAGGTGTCTCGTCGCAGGTTAACGGGTTTGTTATTTTTCGTATAACTTGGCTAAATGGGCGCAGAGTGATATGAAAACGGACGGTTTCGGGTCCGCGCGAAGAGATTATAGGAAAGGCGGTATTCACATGTTTTGTAAACCAGAACGGTAAGTAACAATAGATGTAGCCGTCTTCGGAGGGTAAAATATTATTTACGGTAGGTTGGGTGTAAGAATTATAGACACCATCATCGTAGGCAATACCCGTTGTGACACTATGGTTCATCTTATTCCAAGTATTTATCCAATCACCGCTAAATGATTCAATAATGACACCGTCCACTTCCATTTCCGCCTTGGCGATTGTGATGGTGCCGAGACTCTGTGCCCAAACCCAGAAATCCGCATTATCAATGGGAACAAGATTTTGGATATTAGGACCAATACGCTGTGCGCTATCACCAGGAAGCCACGACATCGGTTTGAGGCGCAAAGCTATCCAATTGAGCAAATCGCCCTGCCACGGCCAAGGAACGGCAAAGGTGATGCGCTGACCCCAGTTGGGCGAGCCTTGAAATGTCCAGGTGGCAACCTCTTGGGTAAAATTATGGTACGGTTCGTTTTCAGGACGAAATTTGGTGTTTGATGTGTTTGCAGGGTAGACAAACTGATCAAAATCGGATCGGTCGATCAGCGAGACGATCTTTTTTAGCTCACCTACAGGCTTTGCAGATGTAGATGTCATTACTACCGTCTTCTAATATTCACTTTAGACTTGCTAATTAATATGAAAAGAAAAAGCCGGGCTGCTACCAATCACTAGTTCGTCCACTGGCTACCACATGGCACACAGACATACTGAAACTTGAGATTGGTAGGATCGGTCTTGATATAGATGACATCGCGGAGTGCGGCATTTGCTGCAGAGGGGCACGCCGTATTGCGGCAGCTAATGGTCTTTACATGCGGCAGTGTAGGATCCTGTAGCGTATAGGCGTTAATCGTGATACCTGATGCTGCTCCACCGGCACTGCTACCAGAGCGAAAATTTGTCTCCAGCACAAGGGCATCCTCCTTCGTTTCGGGTGCGAGCGCTTCTGTATATCCACAGTTATTGCATTTTTGCGCCACTTTGTTAGAATCAACAGCCGCGTAAAAGAAGTAGTAATCACAGCGAGGACAAAACCGCATTCTATACCTCCTTAGGATTTGAAGTTTAAGCCATCAATTTTTAGTCGGTATTTTCGCGGGGTTTATGGATTGAACAATGGCAAACGCGATCATGAATTGTGGTATGGACTCTAAATGCCAATGTATTATCGTCATCATCAACATTCTTGTAGTTAAATCCCACATCAGGAAAAGATAGTAAGCCATCCGCACGGGGCGGCTCTAGGTTACTAAAAGTATGGGGAGAGGCATACATCTCATTTACAAACTCGCGTGTTACATCTACTATGTTGCCTAGTGTACTTAGATAAACATTGACCACATTGGCAGCATCTAAAAGCGTAAGAGTCGTAAAGACAGCGATTGGATTAGCGGAATTGCTACCTGTAATTAGAGTCGTAAAAACTGACATATTATTATAAATAATTATGACACTACTTTAAATATTATCCTCACCGTGAGCTCACGACGAGCACATCAAGCACTCCTTTTCTTCCTTGACTGGCACTAACTCGGGTGCCGCAGTTGCAGTCGGCTCCACGGTGAACTTCTGCGCCGATGCCGCCGCTTTTGTGCGCAGATAGTAAATGCCCGTCTTGAGCCCCTTGCGCCAAGTGTAGAAGTGCATTGACGATAGCTTGCGGAAATCAGGGTCGGCAAGAAACAGATTGAGCGACTGAGACTGGCAGATGTATGGACCACGGTCCGCCGCCATGTCAATCAGTACCTTTTGTTTGATTTCCCAGACGGTCTTGAATACGTTTTGGATATCCTCGGGCACACCGTCAACCCCAGTAACGGAGCCGTTATTGCGAATAATGGCATCCTTCATTTCAGTTGACCAGAGACCGCGGGCAAGGAGTGCTTTGACAAGGTGCTTGTTGATGACGATGAATTCACCCGCAAGGGTACGACGCGTGAATATATGGGTTGCGTACGGTTCAATACATTCACAGTTGCCAAGGATTTGGCTGGTGGAGGCGGTAGGCATTGGAGCAATAAGGAGGGAGTTTCGCATGCCAATACGACGCACAGTGTTGATAAGACTGTCCCAATCCAGACCTTCATCTTGAATTGGATCAACATTCCATAGAGATGGCTGTAACTCACCCTTCCACGCTGGGGAGCCGACAAATGTCTCGTAACGCCCCTCCTGAGCCGCAAGGTCGCATGACGACTCCACCGCTGCGTAATACATATGGGCAAAGATGCGCTTGTTAAGCGTCGCCGCCTCGGCAGACTCCCACGCCAGTCCAAGCATGGCAAACACATCCGCCAACCCCTGTACCCCCAAACCGACAGGGCGATGGCGCTTATTGGAGCGCTCTGCTTCGGGAATCGGGTAGAAGTTGATATCAATAACACGATTGAGATTCTTAATCACGACGCCGACAACCGAGCGGAACTGCTTGAAGTCAAAGGCGCCGTCCTTTACAAAGGCGGGCAGGCTCATAGAGGCAAGATTACAGACCGCCGTCTCATCCGGCGCCGAGTACTCTAGAATCTCAGTACACAGATTGGATGATTTAATAACGCCAAGGTTCTGCTGATTTGACTTGAGATTCGCCGCATCCTTGTACAACAAATACGGCGTGCCGGTCTCAATCTGCGACTCCAGAATACTAAACCATAGCTTCTGCGCCTTCACCGTCTTACGCCCGCGTCCCTCTGCCTCATACCGCTCGTAGAGCGCCTTGAATTCCGCGCCAACAACATCCGCCAAACCAGGGGCTTCATTGGGGCAGAAAAGCGTCCAATCACCGCCAGCGTCCACGCGCTCCATAAAGAGGTCAGGAACCCAGAGGGCGTAGAAGAGGTCACGCGCTCGTTCCTCCTCTGATCCCGTATTGCGCTTCATCATCAGGAAATCCTCTACATCGGCGTGCCAGGGTTCCAGGTACATCGCGAATGAACCGTTACGCTTACCACCACCTTGGTCCACATAGCGTGCGGTATTATTGAATACACGGAGCATTGGCACAATACCGTTGCTAATGCCGCCAGTTCCCTTAATCAACGACCCCGTAGCACGAATATTGGAGATGTGGAGACCGATACCGCCGCCGTACTGGCTAATAAGCGCACAGTCCTGTAGAGTATCGTAGATTCCACGAATAGAATCATCCTTCATCGCGAGTAGGAAACACGACGAGAGTTGTGGGCGCTTCGTACCGGAATTGAATAGCGTCGGCGTAGCATGCGTATAGAACTTTTGCGACATTAGATCGTATGTCTCAAAGGCGCGCTTCAAATCGGCACCCCATAGACCAAGGGCAACCCGCATCCAAAGATGCTGCGGACGCTCAACAATATGACGGTTCGTATCACGGAGTAGGTAGGCGCGTTCAAGTGTCTTGAGTCCAAAATAGTCAAGTAGAAAGTCGCGCTCGTAGTGAATGTGCGACTCAATCAGCTCTGCGTTTTCCTTTACCAGCGTAACAAATGCAGGATCGAGTAGGGATGCCGGCTCGCCCTTTCGGTCACAAACGGCTTCTAGCAACTCTACGACGGCAAGCATAGTTGCCGGTGTATTCTTTTGGTGATTGCTGATAGAAACCTGGCTGGCGAGATCGGCATAGTCGGGATGAATTGTAGACCAGGAATAGGCAAGGCTTGCCGTAATATTGTCTAGTTCGGTGGTTGTGATACCATCTACGATACGGGCGAGCACCCCCTGTGCGACTTTAGTAGGATTGACAGAGAGACCGGCTGCTGCCTTTGTAATGCGTTCCTGTACCTTTTCAAAGGCAACATCCTCACGGCGACCATCGCGCTTCACGACTTGCATGTTCTGTTCCATTGTTGTGAAATGTGTTCAACGAATTTGGACGCATTTCAGAACTCAATTTTTTACCGCACCCCTTAACAAGATGTTGCCTTGGATTGTATTCTCCTTTCTTGTATTTGGAGTTGCCTTAATTGGTCTTTCTAGTCTAAATAAGCGCCGGCTCCATGAGAATTTTCAAGATGCCGCTGACTTAGGCAATAATCGTTTCTGGTTCAAGGACTGGAAGTATGAGACATCAAAAGATAAGATGCCAGAGGGTGTATCGGATCGCAGCGTTTATGCGCCTGGTGACGCTTTCAATGTTACGACGGAGAAGTTGTTAGCACCCACGATTCAACCATTATCTGTTTTAGATGCGGAAGCAGGCTGGGATAAGACGACATCACAGGTATGCTACCAACATGACGCTGGCGAAGTATTGAAAAAGACCCGGAATTACTTACAACGCACAAATAACTACCCCCGATCCTATCCCGATTCCTGTTCTGCGCCGTTTCATGAGTTCTTAGGTACATTCTACGAGCCGTCTATGGGCGGAGTAGGACAGACGCCTAAATCGGGCACCGATTTCCCTCCGTCTACTCAATGCGCTCCTTCTCCTCCTCAGATGTAGTAACTCCTTCCCATACATCTTTGACCGATTCTACAGATTCATCGTCACTACTCTCATCCATAAACATTGGCTTTTCGTTATAAGTTCCGTCGCGACGCGCAGTTTCCACATCACGCCAGAACTTCTCATATGCGGGTTGACCGACCTCTGCCCACCAGCGACGATTACGCATGTATGTTTTTGTAAATAAATCGTGGACATACCATACCGATTCTTCCAGCATTACCATTCCACTGATATCTGTAGGCATCCATGCACAGCAATCCGCGAAACCAGATTCGGTCGCAGGAAAGAGTGGGCTGTATCGGTATTGGTACGATTCAGGGTTGGACCGCGGTTCTACCGACTCTTCTCCCTCAGCAACTGGTACCGCCACCGGTGGTGCAGCAACAACACAAATCTTCCCCATCCACGGATTCTTTGCACCCACCGCCGCCGAATACTTGGCATCCTTCACAAGCATAGCGGTAAACCGCATTTCTACGTAGTCCACGGCGTCCACATCGCATACCTCCGCCTGAAGTTGAATCTGGCAGTAATAATCCGGTGGAATCGTACCGGTAAGCTCGCGTGTGATGGGCGATTTGATTTCTACAAGGCGCCCGCACCGGGGTCCGCTGACTATTAGTCCATCAGGTGAGGCTGCCAAACGCGGCAGAAACGGGTGCCGAATGCGTCCCAAACCGTCAAAGACCGCCCCTTCCGCAAAACATCGCTCGTAAACGTCGCGAACCACCGGCTCATAACGCCAGCCCCATTTGAACGGCGATAGCTTTCCTTCACTGTCGTAAGTAAACACGATTTGCGACGACGACGCCGATGCCATTTCATGCTCATTCACCACCACCGGTGTTCCGCACTTCTTTGCGATAACAAGTCCACGCCCCGCCGGTGTCCCGTACACCACAGACCCAAACTCATGACCTGTTAGAAGTTCAAGACTCTCATTGTGCCACGCTGCAGATTTCTGCGCCGACTGTGGCAGCTCTTTGAGTCGCTTTACATTTTCAGGTTTCGCGACCAAATTTTTTAACGCAAGATCGCGTTGAAAGAGGAAATACTCGTAGTATAATGCGCGTAAAATAAGAATCGCGTCATTTTTCGCACGAATTGATTTAAACGCCACGGAAATAAACAATTTATTGACAGTATCCATTTCTTCTTCCATCCAAGCGGAAAGGTCGTACTCGTCAATAAGTGTCGGTGCTACAACCGATATCCAGTCCTCAAACCATTCAATACATGCCGAGTAAGGCATCTCTATATTGGTAAACATTTTGTATTATTCGCTTCCTTTTTTCTTGGTTTGGCGAGGCACCTCAATTTTAAAAGAGGCGAGATGCGTTGGATCTCCATCGCGAACAATTTTTAAACCACGGATGCTCAATATCTTTCCGTTTTCATATACAATTTGTTGTTTCGTATTGAGCAATTTAGAATCGTTTGCCTTCGCTAATGCTTTATTTAACAGTTCCTTCTCATCCACCGACAATCCAGGATATGTTTCGGCAAATGTGCGTAGTTTTTGTAGACGCAGTCCACGCTCTAGTCGCAGCCACGGTTTCGTTGTGGATGCCGCTGCCGATTCTGCCTCAAAGAAGTTTGTAAGACGAGACATAAATGAGGCTGGCTTATCGGCAGTTTCACCGCCGACCATTGCCCCAGAGATATCGGTAATAACCGGCGCAGCAGCACCTGAAATATCCGATTCTGCTGCACCGCCAGCAATAGGAGAAACAGGAAGCACAGGTGTGGGAGAGGTCGCCCGCTTACTATTACGTCGTGTCTTTACACGGAACATCTTATTATTAATATTAAGTGCCAAAGGTTTAGACTGTCCGTTCTAATTCGCATATAAGAAAAACCCCAAAGATAGAATGGACGCTAATGATTCTATTGATGCGCGATGGGACGCTTATGAAAGGTCAAAGCGTTTCGGTTATCCTGGACTCCATGACCCCACGGCGGCGCCACAAACCTGTCCTATTCTTCGTGTTCGCAAAGAGTACAATGCGCGCGATGCCATTAATAGCCGCGCATGGGACTTTTTTCATGCGACACCGCCGACACAAGTCTCCTCTTCAAATCTACAGCGCAACCCTCCGGCATACATGGATATGAATCCTATACCATCACGTACAAATAGTGTTAAGTATAGAAATCAGCCAGAGTATATACCGGATCCAATACGAGGACCGGCAACAGCAGAGTCACTGGGTGTGCCTCCACCGGCAGGTTCTATTACGCATCCCGCCAAAGAAATGTCACAAAATCCCTATATGCAGCGACTGGATGCACAGGGGGACGGGTCGCGAAATATTATACGCGAACTCAATGCCGCGGTATACGAGGACAACCGTGAATTGAGTGTGGATACGGATCGGTCCCTGACTCAGCGGCAGTTTATGGACCGTTGGCTACCGCCCAAGGCGGCAACGGATATTAATTCACTACAAGCGTATGAACTACTAAGACCGAAGCAGGATGACTGGCGCACGGCGAACAAGAAGTAATTCATCGTCCATTGTAAGAATGCCAGAGACGCGTAAATCGCCGAAATCGCCAGGAAAGGCACTAGCGGAAGCACTTGCGAAGGATCCTATTTATCAGGCAATGTTAAAAGGAAATATTGCATGGGGAAATTTAGCGTTGGAGAACAATAAAACCCGAAAAGCCGGCAAATCCCGCACTCCTTCACCGAAAAATAATACAAAGCGGAATACTGCGGATGTTAAGGAGATATTAGAAGGATTCAAGGTACCGGATCTCAAACTACGCAAGGGTATTTGGGAGAATTTCCCTGTTGCCTTGGTTGCGATTGATGATGGCAACGATGTTGATCGTTATGGTATCGCATGGCATAATAAGAATTTGAAGGAATGGAAAAACACAAAAGCAAAGAGCGCAAAAGAGAAGGACAATTATCAGCATTGGTGCGAAGTGCGTCTTCTTCATTCAGTCAGGCAGTATCCTAGACAGTATAAGATATTGCCAGCCCGTAATCCAAGCCAGTTATTTGTTATTGAGATGGTGTTCAAGAAATAGATCTAAGCAAATAGTATTTTTGGTGGTATTACCACCATACATGCCATACGAAAGCAAATAATAAATATGAATATATTCGTTAACAACAGTTCAAATGCTTCTCTTGATATATCCATATTGTACCCTGAAACAACGGTCAACATCACTTCCGACATACTAGGAATGCCATCTATCTTTTCAATCTCTGTAAAGATACATCGGTTATATGTCCTTTGTGATACATGGACGATTACAAGCAGCATTAAAATAAATAGGCATTCCCACAATGATGTAGAAAATAGGGAACCAAAGATGATAAGCGAGCAGAGCAGAAAATGATAAATGCGTATTCCCAGCGCGGTAAGAATACCCAACGCACCCATCTTATTTTATGAATATATATTTCAACTAAATGACACAACGATCTCGCATTCGTGGATGTTTACCTTCTTCATGGCAGATGTAGTAAGCTCGCAACGCTTCTTTCGGGATGTCTTGACACCATCCGTAGTAGTAGTGGCAACCGGCGCTGTAGCAACCGAGATATCGGAACCCGCAGCCGACCCCGTTGAACTTACGCTATTTGTTAGAGACTCAGAACCCCCAGCGGATACGGTGCTATTGGATCGCGAATAATGCTCCTTTAGCGTATTATTCATATCCTTCTCAATCGTCTCACGATTCTTAAGCACATAATCATAAATCTCCTTCTCGATAAACCAGCGGAAAAAGTTCAGTTGTCCTACAGTGGTAACAAATGGCTCCTGTCCGCGCGCCTCAAACTGAATACGTTCACGACGGCAAAACGGATCAAATAGACGCTTAGAATATGCGTTGAGTTCACGCTTATAGTTAAAATATACAAGAAAATGGCGGTTCTCTTTTGTGAACGAAGTGTTCATCTTCTTCGCATAGTTGGTTACGAAGTAGTCTACAAGCCGAAGGCTGATTTCCGATTTTCCCTGTAGAATTGATAGTAGTTTTTCTAGGTTGCCCGGAATAGTGTAAAATTCCTGTAGCCAAAGAACGACCTGATCCTGCTTACAGAGGACCCGCTTCTGGTTCTTAAAGGTGATGGCGCGGCGCTCCAAACCAGAGGATGCAACAGGCGTACTATCTTGTGCCGAAGTGGTGTCGGTCATAGTGTATTCTAGGCATAGAAAAAGGAGATTCATTTAGACCGAAGCAAAAATGTATTCGTCATCAAAGGCATATATCGTTTAGAATCCCTAAGTAGGGAGACAGATGTCTGTTACAATTTATTTGGCGAATAAGGGGTTCTCACTTCCTGTGGGACGCCTTGATTCCGCACGAAGGAAAGCATATTTTGCGAATCCGGCGGACCCAAAAAGTCAATTAGTGCCGGAAGAGATTGAAATTCTCACTGCATTAGGGATTAATTTAGGCGAACCAAAAGCCTTAGAAGCTTTAAAGCCATATTTGGCACAATTCTTTGATCAGTTGCCGCAATGTCAATCCGATTCAAGTGTTATCCTATCCAAAGAGTGTGAAGTGGTTCATCATGTATTATGGACGACACTGTTTAATGCACGAAATCGTAGTGATATAGCACATAAATTAAATTGGGAGAAAAAGAAGCCGTTGGCAGATTTATCAACTGCCATCAATGATTCAGTCCTGAACGATTTACAACCGAGACGAGAGGATGTAAATGATATAGATAGGCTATTTACATTATTATTGAAAGGCGCAGAAGTGCCAGCAGTAGCAGCAGTCGCAGTCCCGGCTGCTTCTCAAACATTTGATGTTAATAAATTATTTACACTTATTTTACCAAATGCTGAACCTGGAGACGATAAATCAACAGCGTCAGGTCCATCTACTATTTCATCGGTCTCTCAGCCCCCTGCCGATGGATTGGTACGACCCCCAATCATGAAAAATGTACCTACAGGACCTACACAAGGTCCTCAACCAAAGTCATCATGGTTCACACGACGAAAGAAGTCGCCATTTACTCCGCAGGGAACACAAGTAAATTTCAATAGTCCAGCAACCGCGCCGAATAAACCGTCATGGTATACACGTAAGTTTGGCAAGAAGCCATTGAGCAGCGGTCCACCGACACAAGGGTATATCAATTTAGGTGGTCCAAATGATACGTTCCAAGGTGAAAATCCTATGTTGCGCCAACGCTCACCTATCAATCATGAAGGTGAATCTCCGTTT